AGGGTCGCGAGTTCGAGTCTCGTTTGCCGCTCGATGAATAGAGAGCTTAATATTCTGATAGTTAGGCTCTCTATTATAAAATCCACCGTACCATTAAAAGATTAAAAAAAAGGTATTTCTGTCCAGTGGTGGACGAAATCACTTGTCGAAAACGAGTCCTTTTAATTAATCTATTATGGCTACTATCAAATTAACAATTATTCCTGCAAAGAAGTTAAAAAACGGTTCTCATAAAATTAGAATCGCAATATGTCATAAGCAAGTGACAAGCTACATTGTTACCCGTTTCGTAATAGATTCTGAATCTCAATTTAAAAATGGTCAAGTTGTTAAACGAAATGATGCGGCTATCATTAATACAAAGCTGAGAAATCTTCTTAATTTATATCAGGAAAAACTAGATAATATAAGAAACATAGGTCTATATACAAGTGCTCAACTGAAGAATATGTTAGAAAATTCGTCCAGTGATGAGATTCCTACTTTTGCTGAAATATGTAAACTGTATATTAAAACTTTGTTAGAAAATAACCAAAAAGGATATGCTGGTATCATGGATAGGAGTTTACGTAAATTTACAGAATTTACAAATGGAGATCTTCTTATCACAGATATAAATAAGGATATTATCAGTAATTATGATAAGTTTTTGAGAAAAAAATCATTGTCGAAAGCTTCGATTTCTATAGAATTAAGAAATATAAAAACAATAATCAATCGTGCTATTAAAGAGCATAATGTTATAATACAAGAGCATCCATTTAATTCTATTAAAATATCGGCATCAAGGGTAAGAGATATATGTGTTAGTGTCGAAACTATAAATATGATTAGATTATCGAACCCAACAAGTAAAAAATTAGTTATGGCTCGTGATTTATTTTGCCTATCATTCTATTTGGGCGGGATAAACCTTATAGACTTATTAGATATAGATTTCCGAAATATGAATATAATTTCATATATAAGACAAAAAGCAAAGAATATGACAGATGAACAAGTTGTTACTAGTTTTGATATTCCAGAATGCGCAAAACCAATCATAAAAAGATGGATAAATAATAAAACCGGGAAATTAGATTTCGGATACAAACTGTCATATAATAATTTTAGGAGCTATTTGTCAAAGTGCATACAAAAAATGTGCGAGGAGTTGGGGATAAAGGAAAAGGTTGTTTATTATTCAGCGAGGAAAACATTTGCTCAAATGGCATCTGAATTAGGCGTTCCAGATTCTATTATCGATTATTGTTTGGGACATTCTGATACATCAAGAGGTGTAATACGATATTATACAAAAGTAAGAAAACAGCAAGCTTCATGTGTGATAAATCTTGTTATTGATTATGTAAACAATCCAGACAAATATGACATCTCTAATTTACAATACATCAAGTTAATTAAAGGAGAATAAAATATAGGCTGCCTCAAAATAGAATCTGGGACAGCCTATTATATACAATCAGCTTACAAATGCTATAATGTGCTTTGTGAGAAATCTAAATCATAATGTATGTTACCTTCTTTTTCTTTAAAAAAAATACCAATACAAATAAGTTCAGGAAAATCTGAAGTCCAAAAAGATACAGATTTTGTCGGTTCAGAAGAAAAATCCATTGTTAACAATAAAGATTTAGCCTTTTCTTCGCATAACTTTTTTAGCACTTCGAAACTATCGGTCGTTTTTCCAATGCAAATTTGTTGATTTGAATTATTCATATTACGCTTGTTTTTATATTTGTTGAATGTATTATCTGTTTGTTTTTTCTCTTCCAAAGTTACATCAATTCCTACAATCTCACAGTATTTAAGGAAGTTGTTCAAGTTGACATTCTTCCCACTTTCAATGGCAATGACTGTTCCAAAGTTCATACCCTGTTTCCAGATATTATATTGGGACAGTCCCTTTTCTTCGCGAATCTTACGCACTTGTTTCGATAAATCTTCTATTGTCATACTCCTATTAATTCCTTCTTTATCGCTTCTAAAAATGCGATAGATGTTAATACCGTATTCCTATAATTATAATCACTACCGGCTGCAATCGCATTCTTACGACCGTCTAAAATCAGCGTATCAATGAACAACACCATTTGCCGAACCGTAATATTGCCGATGTCTGCCGAGAATGTCGATAGCGATGTATAATACTTCATAGCCTGTTTTAAAAGGCCCCGTATTTTAGTCTTATCAGGATTTTTACCTGTAATACGCTTAATGCTGATTTTTGCGGAGAGATTCGACCCCGAAAATCCGGGCTCTATACGGTAATCCTCTCCGACTTCCTCGACAATGCCGTCGATATACTCGACTTTGGCTATAAAGCCATTGTCTATGTCGGAACAGTATATGAAGTCGACTTCTCCGAACTTGTGCGCCCGGTTATGGTCTACAATGAATAATGGAAATTCTCTCTTCATAATTTTATAGAATGGTTACAAATTCTTCTCCGATATTGAAATTACGGTTATACTTCCATGTGCTATTGTCGTTTTTCCTTTTTGCTAACTGAATTTCAACCGTCATATCGTTGTTTATTAGAAATGTTGCCGACCATTGTGATTGGGTAGACGGATAATCGTAACCCAATATTCGCTTGTATTCGTCCTCCGTAATTTCGCTTTCAAACCAGACTGTTTTGCCAGATTCAGAAGATATACGATTTAACGACAATAAAACACCTTTAATCTCAATATTCAGCCCGTCAGGATTTTCTTCTATCACACGCCGTGCTATTTCTGTGCGTTCTTCTTTGTTTGTTCCTGCAAACCCGTTATGAGAGGTAGATTTATTGGCATTGTCATACTTGGCATTCGTTTCGTCGATTATCACATCTTTACGGCCACTGATTAAGTCCTTAATTTGAGTTTTCATATCGTTTTTTTTAATTGGTTACTGTTTGTTTTTGATTACATGGTAAAGATACTCCATTTTGTTGTATATACAAAATATTGTAGTATAAATGTTTTATGATTTATCAATATTTAACAAAATGAATGATATGGAAAATTTTCCTCATTATTTTATACGATATAGCCTATTTTCGTATAGTTGTGGAAGATTTTCCACAAAAATGATTGACATAGAATTAAACACGAATGCCGGAGCTTCTCACCCCGGCATTTCCCTGTTCATCATTTGCATTTCCGAATATTCCTTTGAAATTTTCGCCTCATTCTCCTGTTCAAAAGACCGTTATCGGCAAACCGATTCAAGGTATCCTTCTCTTCCGGCGAAAGCAGGTTATAAACCTCCTTCCTCGACTTGCCGGAACAGATGGCTTGTATGATTTTAGCTATCTCCATGTACTTCCCGAATTAATTTCTTTCTGCAACACTCACATAGGAACTTCTTCGCCACGGGGAACATCTTCTGCCCGATATATCCCCGAAGGTACTGTTCTTCCTCCCCGTAAGGGTCAATGCCGAACGTCCGGGATATATGCCTGCACAAATGCCCCTTTTCATGGTCCCAAGAGTTTTGGAACTGTTCGGGGCTCGTCGTCATGGCAATTACCATCACCGTCCGTCGATGCTCGAAATTGGAATAGGTAAGTCCTGTATTCAAGTTACCGGACGACAAACTTCTGAAAGCATTTTCCAGATTACTCCCCGTACAACCGATCCGTTCCAGCTCCCGGAGTATGGTGTTTGTCCAGTAGGTGGTAACGGCGTAAAAAACCCTTACGTGCCAGTCGTATTTCGCTATGTAGAAATCCTGAACAATCATGTTTTATAACATATCTTCCCACATGATCGGAGTACCCGAACCTATACAGTCAGCATAGAAACGTGTAAAGGGCAACCCGTCGTAACCGTCAGGGTCGTCGATATAGTCCTTTACAAAAAGAGCCAAATGGGTATCGTCGGGAATCGATGATTTCAAATAGTCGGCCTTACCCATATTGGCGACAAATACATGGTCGTACCCTTTGGCCTTTTCCAACTTCACGCCCGCCTGTGTCAAGATGACCTCTACATCTTCTTTCGAAAGGGCTTTTATCTCCTCCTTCTTTCCGGTGGCCTTGTTTTCGGCCTTCATTCTGGAAACCGCCCACTCGCACATGTTCTTGGAGAAGTGCCAGCCGTATCGGGAAAGGTACTCCGTCATGCCGGAGGGGAAAATATCATAAATGTCTAATCGTTGGTTCATAACACTGCTTTTTTATGTTTTTGAAAAGAGAGGGGATTTCTCCCCTCCCGATTAATAGAACTCGCCGTTGGCCCGTCTGCGTCTGCGTTCCCCCATTTCGTCATAGTACGAAGGAGGATAACCGGGAGTATAACGGTTGTTCATTCCACTGGAAGAACCTCCGCCATAATTCCCGCCGCCGTAACTGCCGCCATTATTGCCACGGAAGCCCATATCGCCGCCCTGCATTTCCCGCATGGCAGCTTCATAGCCTTTCTTGTAGCCGTGCTCGCAACCTTCCTTGTAGGCCATTTCGAGCTCTCTACCGCCGCGTTCATTGAATCCTTCATATCCACGGCCTTCTTCTAATATTGACCACATTCCCATATTACTTTTTGTTTTTAGTTTCAGCAACACCGAGCTGTTCCATCAGTTTTTTGTTCATGGCCATTAGGTCGGCCATGCTTCTGCTCATTTCGGACATCTGCCCTTTGAGGGTGGCAATCTCCTGCTCCTGCCTTTGCTTTTCCGCAAATTCGGGATTCAAAACTGTCAATATCTTGTCGCACCCGGCAATCACGTTCTCGTGGTAATTACGCCGGTTCAGTTCGTCCAAGCTCTTTTGCCGGATAGCCGACACTTCCGAGTTCATGGCCTCTCTGGAACAAGATATGACTATGTTGCCGTTTTGCCCGAAGTCAGCGATGTCCGCCCCTGCCGGCAAGTTCTGGAACGTCGTGTTCTGCCCGTTCACGCAGACCACCACGTCCACCACCATTTCCATCTGAGGTATCTGACCGATAGGTGTCGGCATGGGGTACTTGGGCTTCGCAGCCGAAACGCTGACGACGGAACCTATATCCACTAAGGGATTTTCGTCCTTATGAAGGATAAATAACTGGTTGTTTGCTCGAAGATTCTGAAACATAGTTTTTTTGATTTAATGGGACTGCCCGATAAAAGGCAGCCCCGGTTAATTATTTGCTTTTGGCAGCGACGTTGGTTGCCGCCGTCGCCGTAGTAGGTCTGTACCCACCGTTGACAAGGTACACTTCGTTGGTGTACTTGTTGTAATGGATTTCATAGATCCCAGTACCGGCGATATTCTCTACCGTCACCGGCTCGTTGTTGTAAGCCAGCAGAGGTCTCGTGTCCCCGTTCGTCCCGATGAGAATGGGAAGCGTTGCGGTCGTTCCGGCGGGTATCGCCTGACGGAGATTGATATAGAATACTCCCACATAGTCCCTGTTACGGAATGCATGGTTTGGAAGTTCCAAAGTCACGTTCTCCGTGCCGACCGTCACCGCCACCGTAGGAAGAGTGTTGTAATTCACTCTGCCCAGCGTCGGGAACGGAAAGGGAAACCCTGTAAAAAAGTTAGGCCACATAT